TCATCTTGCTATCTGTGCTCCGCCTAAAAAGCTTGTATGATTACCATTTTCTCCATGTGGTAAACTTAAAACTTGGAACCATCCCCATTCTGCACCCCATAGTGCTTTATTATTATGTAAGTCATAGACTCTTTGTGGATCAAACCATTTACGATGAAATATCATCAATACATCTGGTAAATACCAATACCAATCGTTATTTACATCTTTTACATCTTTGGGTAATTCTGTAACTTTACGATCTGTCATTTGTGCACCTCTAGAATTTCTTGTCATAAATCCTAGTGGACCTTCTTCTGCAGCTCTTTCAATATATTGATTCCAATCAACTCTTAAATTAATATGAGTATCCCATCTTGTTCTTACAATAATGTCATACTCTTCTGGTATTTTTTCAAAAAGTTTTGCAAATCCAATTATTTGTTTATGACTCTGTGCATGTTTTGCATGATGGATTCTTCTTTCTACATAAGGTTGCCATTTACCATGTTTACTTTGTTCGACATGGCCAGTAACACCATGATATTCCATCTTAGGTTCTGGATCCATAAAGAAATTATATCTAAAATCCAATGGAACTGTATTCTCATATTCGTCCCATGTGTGATGATAAAAGTCAGCACCAGGAAATGCTTGCTCTAATTTATTATGTGTTTTTCTTGGACCAGGTTCTACATTAGGCCTGTACAATCCATTAATTGCGACTGCGACTTTCATATATTTCTTCTACCAACATATAAGCTTATGTCTTGTGGTGTTCCCCAACAATTCCACATATCAGCACGATGTATCTTACAGTTATAACCTTGTTGTACAGCATCATTGTAGATTGGAGCCATGTAATATTCGTCTCTTACTTTTTGTGTATCTTCAAATAATTCTTGAAAGATTCTTACTGATTCCCACCAATAATGACCGGTGTTTGCCCATTCGCTGATAACTTCTTTTTCTCTTACTTCTAATATGTTATCATCTTCGTCAACTTTTACGTAACTATGATTAGGACTGGTTGACTTTGTTACGAATGAACCTGAACTACCCTCTGGTTTCCAAAACTTTGCACTGTAAATTAATTCTGAATCACATTCAACAAATACAACTGATTCATCTCTTTTGCAATCTAAACTTGCATAAAATGCTGTCTCTGCTGCACCTTGTGTGTAATGAGGTAACCATATAACCCTACATTCAAAGTCAGGTTTCTCATAATAAGGTTCATGGCTTTCATGGAATACAACTGTAGGTGTATTTAAATAAAGAAATGGTTGCATTGCCCTTTGCCACATTGGTTTACCTTCGATCATAACAAAGGGTTTTGGAATATCACTCCAACTATAGAACCGAGTTCCTTTACCTGCTGCTGACATTACTACTTGCATTCTACCACCTGCTTATCATCTGGACATGATGGTGTCTTTACGACAACCACTTCTGTATATTCTAACCACTCACCTTCACAAACAACATAAGGTTCAAACACAAAGAAGTCTCCCTCTTTATAGACCTTACCGTTTAGTTTAAGTGAACCTTTTGTAACTAAATTATATTCTGTGGCTTCTCTTTGGAAATGCATATCAGAAAATGGACCTTTTTCCCATTTCATAAATGCAACTTCAAAGTCTTTGGTTCTTAAAATTGTATTAGGAAAGTCTCCTATGAACCAACCACGAACGCACTGATTAAGATTTGTAATCCTCAAGGCTTTTCCTCATCTCATAACATTTTTCATAAATGGAATCTCCTGTGTGTAACCATCCACCTATGTTTGCTAACCAATCATTACCAATATTGCCTCGAATCTCTCTTGCTGTTTCTGGATTCATTCCACAACTTAAGCAAGGAGTTCTATTATTGTCAACCATGATCTGTATCGCTTCAAGTGTTTCCTCTTCAGATTCACCCTCGGGATAGTAACCACCTAACATTCCAACATGCATAGTATCGATACCACACATGACACCAAGTTTAACTAATACAGGCCAGGCAATAGAAAATCTATTATCTGGATCTGTAAGTATTCTTATGCCTGATCTTTGGTAGTGCGTAATTAATCCTGCTTCATTCGAAGTGTTGTAAGCACCAAGACCTGACCAAAAGTTAATATGTACACAGTCTCCACCACCATCACCAACATCACAAAGGTTATCCATTAATTGGATTGGATCTGCGTTTACACAATAACTATAAACTACGTTTGATTTTTTTCTATCAATTAAGTCGACTACAGCATCAACTCTGTCCATTAAAGGTAAGTATGAGTTGTTTGCCATAATCTCATCTTCTTTAATAAAGTCTGCACCACCGTCAATCATTTGCTCAACGATAGTAAGTAATTGTTCTTTTGTTAGACCTGACTTTGGTTTTACGATAGCACCGAATAGTGGTCTATCTTCTGCACCGACTCTTTTCTTAAACTCTTTTAACCCGAGAATAGGTTTATTCATATAAGGTAAGCCTTCGATATCTAGCACTCTACATCTCTTTACGCAATCAATATCTGATTGTCCACCTTGTATGATACAAAGTAGCTGTGAGATATTAGGCCATGTAAATGCATCGAGTGGGTACTTAATCTTTACGATATTACCTTCAACTGATTCTACAATTGCTTCAAAGTCTTTGATATTTTGTGCAGTCTCTATCGCAGATCTGATATTTGGGTTTCCAATAGATTGACCAATTGCAATATTATGTGCTGCATTTGCAATGTCTGGTCCATCAACTTCATATGTAACTGTATAATAATTCATAGTTTTATTTATGCTGGTTGTATCATGTAAATTCTTGTAGGTTCTCCAGTAAATCTTATATCATCAAAGATTTGTTCTATTTTTCTAAAAGATCCTTTACCCTGAAATGTTTCAACTATTCTACCACCTGCTTCTTTGATTTGTTCTTCCATTTCTTTATCGTCTATTTCTAATGGATCCCATCTTCTTGCTTGATTAGTACCAGTTTTTTTATTATTACCGTGATCGATATATAACTTTCCTATTGAAGGATGTAACTGTTCTATCCATGTGCGAATAGTTTTAACTGGATCAGTGCAATGATCGATTGAGTTAGAGTAGACGATATCCCATTTACCTATCCACTCTTCTTTTTGCTCCATGAAATCCCATTGAATAGTTTTCTTAAAGTCTTTTGCAGTATCAGATATTTCTGTACCAAGTATTTCTGCACTGCGATATCTTCTACCAAATAGAGTTTGTTCTGCTCCGTTTCTTGTACCATGACATAAGATACGAGATACAAATGGACCAGATCTTTTAAATATCTCATCCATACTATGATTTGTGACCCAAATATAATCTAGCTTTTCTTTATTTGCTTCTATTTGCGCTTGTTTATAATCTTCGTAATCTTTATATTCAAATATCTTCATGATTTAAATTGCCTCTCACCCACTTATTTGCCATGTGTTTTAATGTTTCAACAGCAAGAGAAGTAAAGTATACCTCTTTTATAAGTTCTCCATCTCGTTTAAGTACCAGCTTAGGTTGTTTGTAAAATGCATCATAATGTACTTCACCGACTCTATGTCCGTCAACTACAAAGCTTTCTGTATAATATTCTCTCATGATCCCCAATAATTTTTAGTGGCTGTTGTTTCGAAGTCAAAACCCCAATACTCTATGTCTTTTTGATACCAATCGGCAACAATTTGAATTGTCTTATCAGTATATATCTCTCTGTAATCTTGTACTTCTTGATCACCACCAAACTTTTTAATTGCTGTTACATTTCTTTCTTCGAAATGAAATCCTGGCATACCTAAGTAATGACTAAGATCTTCATCAAAGTATTCTGTTCTTAAAATATCACATCTAACTCTGCCATTGTGATCACATACATGGTCATATGCAGGGTACCAATTCCTTACAGCTCTATGCCACATATAAGGTTGGTCTTTCCATTTCCATCTCTCATCTAAAAATTCTTCAAATGAGTTACAGTTTGAATATTCTGTTTTACCATAGTGATCTGAATTTTTTTCAAAGTAAATAACCTTTCTTGCAAAGTTATATCTCGATGCAACTCTATCCCAAGGATTTCTTACAAATGCAAATGCATCTAATATTTGAAAATCAGGATTGACGTCTCTCCATCTTGCATGTTCGTAACCAGGATGGTCTTTTGTCTCATTCATTTTCTTTGTGACTTGTTCCATATAAGCTTTTGGTAAGTTATGTTGTTCTGACCAAAGTATCTTACTTCTTATATGTGGGTTTCTTCTTACAGTCATGCCAGCATTCTTTGGAATGTGTATGAATAATTTTCTACTCATTAAATCTAAGTTTAACATATTTGCTCCATCAGTGAGTGTACATCTTCACCTTTATACGGTAATTTATCTTTTAAGAAGAAGTGAATAAAGTGAGCAGCATCGACTGATTCAACTGCTGTAAATAAAGCATTCCACTTCCAATCTAATTTTTGTATGTTCATCTGCTCTTTTCTAACCCAATAATTAAGTAGAGTTTGATCTGTTGACCATTTCCATGCACCCTTACCATCAACAAAGTCTTTAAACTCAGGTCTCATGATAAACTGTCCAGGTGTTTCACCAGGCTTAAAGTATTTCATAATTGATTTAGTCATACACATAAGACCCATGTTGAAAAACTCTGCACCACGATTATCCCATCTCATATTGATTTCATTTTTCAATACGCCATATTGCATCATAGAATAATTTTTAATCTTATTTAGATATTGTTCTGTGATTGGCATATCTCTTTCGACAACACCAGCAAAATCACAATCATCAAAGGCGTTAAATATATTTGGTGCATTAGGACGAATGTAAATGTCAGCATCAATGATAACGATTTTATCATACTCTGGAAAATATCTAAATGCATTTTCTTTTTCGTAAATAGGTAGATAACCTAATCTTTCTACAGCTTCTTTACTACGATTTGTTGCAAATGGATCTGGTCTAATCATCAGAACAGGTTCAGTTTGTCTGATATAATATATGTGGTTTTTTGAACAATAGTTACGAACTGATTCCATACAGTGTTCATATAACTTTGAAGGTTTACCTACAGCGACTTGATAAATTAGATTTTTACTCATGCTCCTATTCTACCACACTATTCTTATTATGTACAATAGTTGTTCCAATATTTTTATCTATAATTTGTTCAACACACCAATTTTCCTTTTCAGTATCTAAAAACTTTTTGATGTGACCATCTGGGTTTATTTTTACTGGATCTTTTTGAATTGTTCGAACAAGTGCCTTTGCAACATATGGTGTTAAGTAATAACAACCACAAGGTAAATTTATATCTATCTTACGTTTAGTTATGTAAGTATATCCTAAACCTACTCCACTTGCTTCTCTAAAGTTTTTTGTAACCAATCCTTCTTTTCTTAATTTCATATCGTGTTCTATTACGACAATCGGTTTATTCATTTTTATGCATGCTTTCCATAAATTAAAATGACTATACCAAACTGCTTTTTCTGTAGGACTAAATTCTACTCCGTAACTTCCTTTTGATAATTTATATGCAAAATCCAATCCTTGTTGTATATGTAAACCCTCTGGCGTTACAGCTTCATACATGTGTATATGATAATCTTTCCACGAAGGTAAAACTAACTTTTTGTAATACTGAGATATCGAATTATTCGACATCTGTATCATGTAAAATTTAGGCTCTGTAGTCATCTAAGTTAAATTCTGTTCCTACCATTTTATAAAGTGATCGTTTATGATTACTATACACTAATACTTCTGGATCATCTAAGAGAAAATCACAACCTTTACAATAGTCAGGATAATTACCTGTCTCATGATCTTTTCTTAACTGTTCGTATTCTTTACCATACCATATCTCTTCAAATGTTTGCTCAGAAAAATGACCAAGTACTGCCTCTTCATCTCTACCTAACACCTGACAACATGGATTGACTGCACCTGTTTTACCATCAAGTCCACCAGCTCTAATCACTAAGTCTGGTGAGAATGGTCGACCACACGTTTTGACTTTACCTTTTCGTTTGTAGTCAACATCGTAGATACCAGACCAGTTGTGCATTTTCCATATCTCTGTTTTTACACCAGCCCATTCTACAATCTTTTTATATTGTTCTAATTCATAATCAACATTATCATTATCAAGTATAAGATGATAAGTTGCAACTGTAGTACTTGCACCTGATTCAGTTACATAATCTTGCATTGCTTTTAAATTATTCAGTACAATCTCAAAATTACCACCGACTGTATTATGCATCCATTTTTTATATGTCTCTGGATTATAACCAATAATTGAGAAACGATAAAAATCTATGCCAGCATCCACACACTGTTTCATAAAATCACCAGCCATACGAAAACCATTTGAGAATGCGTATGCTTTTGCACCGTATTTCTTTACGATCTTTATGAACTCTGGTAATTTTCTTTGGAGTGTTGGTTCACCTGAACCTTCAAGGTTAACTACATTCAGACCATACTCAGCAAGATGAGCAACGATTCTCTCGAACTCATCGAGTTTCATATTCTTTAAAAAGCGTTTATCTCTACCACCAGTTCTAGCATCTTGTGGACACATTGAACACGAGTAGTTACAACCACCGTTTACTTCAATTACTGCTCTGTCTACTTGTAAATTCTTTTGCGTATTCATGTACTTGATTTATTTTATCTACATATAAATTTATACGTTTATTAAGTTGCTTAAATCCATCACCTTCTATTCTCATTCTCTTTTTAGGCCAATTAGTTCTATCGATACGATGTACTTTTGGAAATATAATGTCTCTTTTCTTATTTTGATAAAAGTATCGACTATAGTGGAATGCATCTTTTTCATCAAGAGTTAACGCTTCAGGTGTATGTAATCTTGTAACTGAAGATCTACTTAAAACAATTAAAGGTTTATGAAAGTTCTTTGCAACATAATGCCACAATCCATCATAACACATTACAAACTTTGCAGTGTTAATGTGATACATTGCTTCTCTGACTGGTGTACGATAAGTTAGTTCAATAGGTTCATAACCATTCACTTGAAAATTATTCATCACTCTATCCCAACCATGATGGTCGATTAATCTTTTCCATGGTCTAACGATATCAGCATTAAATGTATCTCTCCAAAATACAACTTTATTTTGGTCTGAATCAAGCGGTTTTAGATGACAATCGTCTCTAAAATGCCAAAAATTATTTGCACCTAATGATGCAAGTCTACTCGCTCTGATTAATCTCTCAGATGGTCCACGAGTAATATCCTTATATACTTTTGAATCTTTTGAATCAAAGACGTGTTTGACTTCTACCATGTCTTTGTCTTTATAGAAATTGTGAAGATACTCTAATCTTTCGATTGTAAGCTCAGGGTCTTCAAAGTGATATTGTTCTTTGACTTTCCAAAACCAGTTAAATTCGATTGTTACTGGTTTGTTTAAGAGATATGCATTAACATGAGCAAAGTTAAGGCCATACATAAAGTCTCCTATTCCAGGAGTACCTTTCCATTGTATATACGTATTTAAATGCTCAAGTCCTCTCATAACAAATAAAAGAACCTATTTAGTTCTTCGACATATAAGCACTCGATCCAAAGAATGTTGCAACAACACCAGCCTGAGCTATGTAAAACATTGATAATAGATTGTCTAATGCAGATAGTCTTTCAACTGTTAGCATTGGTAAGAATAAAGCTACAGTAAAGATAACCATTGAACCCATAGCAACCCATGCCATTTGTCTTAACTGGTCTTCTTTCTTGTCTTTATTCTCTAATTCAATCATTCGTTCAGCACGAGCCATTTCGTCGTCTGTTACTACTCCATCTCCATCAACGTCAAAAGCGGCATACTTTGATCCGTTCTCTAGTTTCTTCCCTGCCATTTTTTATCCCTTAATTGTTTGAGTTTGTTTTCGTGATTAACACCATAACCACCACGCTTATTAAATTTAAAATAAGCCATAATAACAAGACCCGATATTAAGGTCATCTGTAATGCAAAGATCTGTACTGGTAATAGTGCCATGAAGTTATTTATACTTCAATACCAAATACAAATCCAATCATCATGAAAATAAGATAACCTATAAAACAGGCCCACATTACTTTTGTAAAAAATTTATCTATTCCGTCCATAAAAAAAGGGAGGCCTTTCGACCTCCCCACCATATTCTAGTTAGAATCCGTATTCTACTGAAAGAGCAGCACCATCTAAGAAAGTGCTTGCATCTTCAAAGTCTACAAAGTCATAAATTTTAGCTCTAAGTACTAAATCACCGAAGTGTTTGTGTACGTCAAGAGCATAAAACTCATGTCCGTTAAGATCCCAGACTCCATCAACGTGACGTCCATATTGAACGCTAGGCATTAGGCCTAGTACAGTTGGAAGTCTGACTGAACCTTCCCAGTATGCAACTTTAGTGTCATCCATGTCCATGTAATAATTTGCAGAGACAGGACCTACACTACCGCCAACAACGTATTCGTTAACTGCGTCAACATCATCGCCATTGTAACCATAGTGAATTACACCTGCGTTCAGACTAAATGCACCAAAATCATGTGCAAAGTTTGCATAGAGGTCGTACTCAAATGTTGCATCGTTACCGAAGTCAACTTGAGATGCCCATGCACCTACAGTGATTGGACCAACATCTAGGTCGAGGTTACCACTGAGCACAGCGTTACCGCCATGTTGTGATACTCCTCTAAAGAAGTAGTCTGAACTCACAGCCACACCACCAGATAATCCAGTAGTAGGTAGTTGAGCTTCAACTGTAGTAAAAGCACATACTGATAATAAAAGTGCTAAGAATATATTTCTCATTTTAATTCTCCTATTTGTTTACCAGAGATTGTACAACATTTTCAAAATCACTCAGATACAGAGCATTAGGCCCATCGCTGGGAGCATTGTCTGGATCATCATGAACTTCAAAAAAGAAATTATCAACTCCAACAGCTTTCGCTGCTTTCGCTAATCGGTGTGCGTACTGTCGATTACCTCCGCTTGTTGCACCATTACCACCAGGCCTCTGGACGCTATGTGTTGCATCAAATACGACAGGATTGTCATACGTATCCAACAAATAGCATATACCTGTGAAATCAACGACCAATGTATTATAACCAAAACTTGTTCCGCGTTCAGTTATCCATACATCATCGTGTGGTACATTTTTTGTTTTAGAGAGTATTCCTTCAACATCCCATGGAGCGAGGAATTGACCCTTCTTGATATTTATATATTTTGCGTTTCCAGCAGAGTAAGTTTTTACTGCTTCTTGAATGAGATCAGTTTGTCTACAAAGAAATGCAGGTATTTGTATAACATCAACTGAACCCCAAAAATATGATAAATTAAAAATTTCTTGTACAGAATGGAAGTCTGTAAGTGTCTTTACACCAAGTGCATCTTTAAGTTTTAGAAAATCTCTTAGAGTATAGCTCATACCTATACCTCTTTTACTTTCTAATGATGTACGATTTGCTTTATCGTAAGATGCTTTAAAGAAATATTCAACGCCATATTGATCGCATATATCTTTACAGTGTTGTGCAATCATAAGTGAATGGTCATAAGACTCATGCTGACAAGGACCTGCAATTATTCTCATGACTGTGTTACATTATCGCATTGAGAGTCTGCGATTCTAGTCCTTAATTCGGTTGTGCTGAATGTATGTTTACGTGAGTTATAAACTATTTCGATACCTTTTTGCTGGCATATATCTTTACCTGTGAAATCTTTAGTTTTGTATTCCTCACCGACTATTCTTACGTCTATAGGATACGATAACATTATATCTAATACTTCTTTTTCTGTTGTATAAGGTATAATCTCATCGACATATTTACATGCAGATACTTGTACATATCTTTCAAATAATCTTTGAACTGGAGTATTTTTTGTATGTGGTCTATCAATACTCGGATCTGTTTGTAATCCTACGATTAAATGATCGCAATGCTCCTTTGCTTCTTTAAGCATGATAACATGACCTGCATGAAATAAATCAAATGCAGAGAATGTAATACCTACTTTCATTTTTTCTTACCTGATGTCCTTCTAACAATATCATTATGATTGAACTCCGCCCAGTACAATTCAAATGCAATACCAGATTCTATACCTTCAAACTGATGGAACTTACCAGGTTTGACTTGTGTAAAGTCACCTGGATATAGTATAGTTTCATCTACTAATCCTTGATCGTCTTGCCATACTGTAACTTTCATAATACCAGATTCTACAAAGAATCCGTTCCATTTGTATTCATGTTTGTGTTCTGAGCACACAAAACCTTTATTGTATTCTATACGATGAAACTCTAATACACCATTTGCATGTATGAGTTCTGTTTGTCCCCATACTTTTCCTGCTTTACTCACTAAAAGAACCCCACTTTTCTACCCAGTTTTCTGCTGTATCTTCAGCATAATTCTCACTGTGATCTGATACATCAATTGTTCTTACTACTTCTGTGCCTTCAAAGCAAACAACTGCATATCCTTTCTCAGTTAGAACGACATCTGCTGTTCGATTATTTTCTGTGTTTACGTAACAACTAATTGGTTTACTCATGATCCATTCTCCGTAAAATTTTGTCTACGTTGTTGTTCAGCCAATTCATCATTATTTTGTAGCCAATCTTCAGAAGTAGTACCTTCATCTGATTTCGTAGCTTCACGATAATAAAGAATAATTTCTTTCTGTTGAAGTATATATCGTCTTAATTCCTGCATGTTATAAGCCATATTCTCATAACCTTGAGGAGTCATAGCAAATACAACAAAGTCACCACCAAGATCGCCTTCAATCTCTGCAATCTTCTCCTCCATATTACCAGCAGTGATCACATACCAACGAACATTTTCCATTCGTATCTCTTGTGGTAATGGAGGTTGATAGATGTCTAACTTAACTTCTGTCGTAACTACTTGCACTGGTGGAAGTGGAGGTAACTCTTCAGGCCCACCAAAGTTTGGAAACGAAGCACAACCTACTAATAATAAACTACTCAACAACAATAGAATCTTCATCATCTTCTCCTGCATAAGTTGGTGCATTCAGTAAAGCTTTATCAACTGTTCTCTTTACTTCTAATAATTTTTTCTTGCAACCATAACCATTAAAACCATCAATATTACGATCGTTCATAACATCTTTCCATTGCCAAATCTGTTCTTTAATCGATTCAACTCCACATTTTTCTACATACGGCATTAGCTTTCCTCATTCTCATCATCAGCATTCGCAATCTCTCGCGAATCTTGTTCAATCTGACGAAATACATCATTCGTCCCATTATTAATTCTTGGCTCAATCATTCCAGGACGAGCTCTAGCAAGTCGATACAAGTTATGCTCTCTAAAGATTGAAAGATATTCATTCTTTTCTCTCTCGAGTTCAGCAGACCTTGTAGTAAGTGTCCCTATTTGTTGAGCCTGAGCTTGCATCTGAGCTTGAATATTTTCTAACGTTCTTGCGTTTTGTTCAGCTGCTGCTTGCAGTGCAACGTTTTGTTGATTGACTACATCGTAGTTTCTTTGAACTTCTTGTAGTCGTCCTTCTAATTGATTGACAATAAACAAATGAGCAGCATAGCCACCACCTGCTAACACCAAAATAATTGGTAATACTCTAATCATTCCTAGCATTTTTTACCTCGTAATAGTCGTTTTTCATTCTTCGATATACAGCTCTAGCACTGTCTGGTCTATTTACTGTACACGTATCGTACTTAGCACCACCACCAAAAGTACTTCGTGACACTGTCTGTTCTATAGTCTCACGTTCTGGCTTACCTGCTTGCTTTGCCATAGCTTTTGCTACCTTACGTAACATCTTTGCTTTCTTTGCATTCATCATTCACCTACAATATGATTATATATTTCTTTCCAGGACCAATAACATGGTATATCTCCAACAGCTTCCATGTCAGTATGATCATGTCTAACTAATATCGGATTAAGTCCTGCAACTTCTTTACCAACGAGAGCATTTTCTAGTTTATCTTCAATCCACCAGTAATCTGTAGTATTAAATTTCTTTAATCCTTCGTGTTTATCAGAACCAGTGTCAAGAATAGTAAAACCTTCGAATACATCTCCGAAATTTTTCTTTAAACATTCTATTCTTAGTTGTTGTGCTTGATAAGCGTTTGATTGGGATGTAACAACGTGAAAGAGGAAACCATGCTCTTCATGTAGTTTCCTCACATATTTCACTGAGTCTCTTAATGGAGATAAAGAGGACATAAAGCAAGATTCATTAAATAATCTTACCCACATATTACTTACAGATCGAGGAACTCCATACTTTTCATTCATCTTATACTTTCTATCATCAACTTGAGTAATTGCAAAATTATTGCGTAAAACAAATTGATGGAAAGCTGGTTCCCAATCTAATAAAACACCGTCTGCATCAACTAAAATTATCATAATATAGCCATTGTATCACAGTTAAGCTGGATTGTACACTACTTTTTTTGGTCCAGTCTTTTTATTTAATGTTTGTTTCTTGTGTCTACCTTTCTTTTTATTTCTTGGATCGAATCTTGTAAATTTAGCCATTAAAATAAGTCTTAATCATTTCTATTTTATCTTGATAATCAGCCATCTGTGCTAACTCTTTTTCAATAGAGTCCATCACATCAGGATGCTCTGCAACACCCACACCTTTTTCAAGATAAACTTCAACGTTAATCTTATGTTTTTCAATGTGTGCTTCAAAGTGCTTGATCAGAGCATTGATTATTCTTGTTTTCATATTGCTTCTAATCTTTTCATTAACCTTTCTGCTCTATTGGTAACTTGTTTGTACCAAAGAGAATCCCTACCTTCAACTGCAGCTTTTTTCCAATCTTTTGCATCTAAAGCTGCTTTAAAGTTTTTAAACTTCGAAAGTCTTGTTCTTCCCATATTGAACATCATGTTAACTAACACTTGTTGCACTTCGTCTGGCCAATCGTCTACAAATCGAGCACCGTAAAGTTCTACACACTCACTAATTGCAGTGTCTAAATCTTTTTCAAAGCACTCTTTTACTCTATCCTCAGATACTGGAGTACCAACTTCTTGTCCGTGTTCTGGGTCACTTTCTAATACTAAGTGACCGACACCGAATGTTGGGTAACCTAAGTGATCTTTATATATTTCATAAACGACACCTTCATCGACCTTTAAGGTCTCAAATACTGCTTCTCTATTCATCTATTGCGTCCTTTGTATCTCCATTATACATTAATTGTATTACCTCTTCCAGCTCCTTTTTTAATCTTCCTTAAAAGATCTCGATAGTCTCCAGAAGTTTTAGAAACTGCATCACCTCGCATCGATATGATATCTGGTTTTGCATTAATTATCTGTTCGTATTTACCTGAGTCAAGTTTCTCTTGTCTCTGTGAAATAGAACAAAATTCTTCAGTTACTTCACCTGTTTCTTTATTTTTAAAAGTATACGTTGGCATTAGTCAACCGATTTAAGTAAGCCAGGAAAAGCATCGTTAATTGTTGCTTTTGTTAATCCAGCAAAACCTTCCTTATCCTTCATCTTAACTAGATAAACAGCTTCCTCTGGATGGACTGATTCTAATAATCCAATGAACATTTGTTCTCTTTTGTAGTCTGGTAAATCTTTTCCTTGACCACCTTTAATGAAGTAAGAGTACTCTTTGTATCGTCTTAGTATTGAAGACGGTGCTGACTCTGGTTTATTTGGTTGGTACGGAGGTGCACCTTTAGGTAAGTTAAACTCTAGCGTATTATCATAAGCACAGCGTATCGTATCTTTTAACGCCCAACTTTCGTTTTTCTTAAGTAGTTCAACTTTGTCTTTTTTACTTGCAGCAACTTCAATCTTTTGTAAGACTTCCCATATTGCTAAGTTTACTTGATAAGCCATAATATTTTCACCTTAGTTTTTTCCTATTGTATCACAATTTACGGTAATTGTACAACCTTCTTTTCAATTAAAATTTGTCTATTTTTTAGATGCTCATCTTCGATATCATCTTTCGATTGACCATGATAAGCAACACCGACATGATCAGCAATCATTTTTGTGCACAGAGTAGTATCACCTACTTTAAAGTCAGCAAGTATTCTACCAAACTTTCCTGTTCCATCTTTAAATGTAATCAGCGTTTGTGTACTTCCTGTTGGTAGATGTCCTTTGACATATGCTTTTGCATAATTACCAAATACTTTTTCTACTTTATCTCTGGTTCTTGATTCAGGTGTATCAATACCCATGAATCTTACTCTTTGATTTCTCAACCAAACATCAAAACCTAGATCTATATCTATATCTGCAGTATCACCATCTATAACTTTTTTGATGACACACTTATAACTATAATCCATTATTTTACCTCATATAATTGTAGACCTCTCGTTCCATCATAAACGAATGCGTCTAATCCTGTGTTGTTAAGTATATGAAATGCTTCATCTATTGTGTTAAGTATTGGTTTACCTTGCACATTAAACGATGTGTTTAAGAGAACTCCACCGTGATGTTGAAGAATCTCATATAAAATCTTATTTTGTCCCTTTGTAACTGTTTGTACTCTCGCAGTATTGTCGACATGTGTTACGGCAGCTAATTTCTCCTTATGCTGTTCTTTTACTTCTAAAGCAAAACTCATGTATTGCATGTGATGATAATTGCCTGACATAAAGTATTTATCTACGTCTTCCCTTTTACAAATAGGTGCAAATGGTCGATACCATTCTCTAAACTTTACTTCTGCATTCAGTTTATCTTTCATTCCAGGAATTGATGGATCACATAAAATCGAGCGATTACCTAATGCTCTTGGACCAACTTCTGAGTTACCTTGAATGAGACCAATGATCTGACCTTGTTTTAATCTATCAGCTATATCTTTCTCAGTTACAAAATCATGTTTTGTATAGTATTCATTTAGTTCATCGAGTATTGGTAGTCCAGCATAAGTAGCATCAACTTTATTTCTGTCACCATCGTTTCTCAATCGATACTCAGCTAATGTTCCAAATGATAATCCTCCATCTGCTGGATTCGGTGGAACATATAGGTCTATTTCTGGAAATTCATTTTTAATTCTTTCATTTACTAAAACGTTCAGAGCTACTCCACCTGAAAATATAAGTCTATTATCGTATTGCTCAATTTTGTTATAGTGCTCTCTAATTTTATCACATACTATTTCTTCGATAGCGACTTGTAAATTCTTAGCAAAGTCATAACCATCTTGTCCTTTTAAATGTGCAATGTCTCCTGGTTTTATTGGATCAGTTTTTGTTTTCCACCAATGTCCACTATCAGTTTCTTTTTCTACTAAAATTTTTGTTCTTTCTACAACTGCAATATCATAATACAAATCAGGTTGTACACTTGGAAATATTTCTTTTAAAAATTTTAGAGACATAAAGCTTTCTCTCTTTACTTTTCTACTTCCACGATAACCAATTACTTCATTATTTAAAACATTGTCATTGATTAATAATTTTAATTCATTTTTTAAATCTTCATTATAATTTCCATAAGCAGATAATCCCATAACCTTTCCTGCTATGTCTAATTGATTATGTGTACTCAAAGCAACGTCTTCAATAAATGAACCTAATAGATTCATATTCCTTCCCATATTTGCATGACTATGCCATCTTTTTATAATGCTTCCATCGCTTTGAATAGTAAATCCATTAAATACACCATCATCTCCACCTCCATCAGCCGTAATAACATAAGCCGAAACAAATGGAGATTGTTTCCATCCACAATAAGCATGAGCTACATGATGAGGACATCCATTGACAACATTCTTTGTGTTGAGAGTATATTCAATCACTTCAGGATTTACTTGTTGATGGAAAAACCATCGATCTGGACAAGCAGTTCCATTGATTACCGTATGGAAATCATTTTCTATTCCCCAATATTTTTTTGCTAGTTCTAAAGCTTTAGGAATTGCTTCGAGCGGATTTACATATTCATCCCTAAATGGAAGGTAATGTTTTGTTTCCATACGAGCATGCTTAAGACCAAATAGTTTTTCAATTTCTACAATATGATATGAATTGTGTGCTGAGCTGTAGAAAGTTATGTTTGCGTTGTGACCTGGATAGATCGATATAATATTTTTATTCATTTGTTAAATGTTTTGAGTGAATTTTACATCCGATGAACTCATTATAATAATCATCATTAAATAATACACTTCTATCTATTTGTTCTTTAATTTCATAGTAAGAGCAATCTGCTCTCTTTTTACAAAAGTGCAATATTTCTCTGTGATAGTTGTCTGGATTTTGTGCAACGTTTTCTTGTAGTTGCTGATTAGACCCATAATATTCCTTCCAATCAGATTCGACGATCGATCTTCTTTTTCTTTTTTGCCCTTTTAAAGGTGGAAGTGTTTTCTTTTTCCAAAAGAATTTTTTACCTACATACTTTTTATTTGTAGATTTTTCTGTTATGAGATAGACGAATCCATACCAATCATCAATAGGACCTTCAAAAGGTTGTTCATTATAATACCACATCGAAAATATTTATTCATGATTTAAGTTGATGATTTTTGCCTCCTCTCCACACATGCAACAGAAAACTGGCATTTCATCAACATTATAAACTGTAAGATGAGTATTTGTCTCACAGTAATCACAGTTTATTTCATATTCGTATTCTTCCACTACGCAGCTCCCCAAACATCATCCCATTTTCCAGTGAGTGCACCTCTTGCATAATCGGTTGCTCGATTCTCAAAGAAGTTTGTATGAGTAGGAGCATTAATCATTTCTTCTACCCAGAGTAGTGGATTTTTCTTAACTTTAAATATTCCTTTCATACCTAAAGCAATTAATCGTCTATCAGCAATGTAACGAATGTATTGCTGTACATCTTCCTTCTTAAGATCTTCCATTGGACCCATTGCAAATGCTAAGTCAATGAATTTATCTTCTAGTTCTACCATCTTTGTAGCGATGGTGTATATCTGTCCCTTCAGTTTATCATTCCAAACGTCCAAGTTTTCCTCGACATATTGTCTGAAAAGTTTTATCATGGCTTCACAATGCTGTGTCTCATCAACGATAGACCACGTAACAATTTGACCCATACCTTTCATCTTTCCATGTCGAGGAAAGTTCAATAGCATAATAAAAGAGCTGAATAGTTGCATGCCTTCGGTGAAGGCACTGAATGCTGCAATATTCGTAGCAATCGATTCTTTGGTTCCATTCTTACCAGATAGTTCCATAAAATACTCATGCTTATCTTTCATAGACTCATACTCAAGAAACTCATTATAGGTTGATTCGGGCATACCTAAAGTTTCGATTAAGTGTGAGTAGGCTGCAACGTGCAAAGCTTCTCTAGCAGCAAAACCTGCTAGCATCATTCTTACTTCTGGTTGAGGGAAGTAAGGTAAATAATTATTGACATAACCACCAGCTACATCAATATCTCCTTGTGTAAAAAATCTGAATATGTTTGTGAGAAAAGTTTGCTCTTCTTTGGATAATCTATTTTTCCAGTCCTTAACATCCTCAACCATAGGGACTTCTGTATGAAGCCAATGAGATTGTTCGTGTTTTAGCCACAGTTCATAGCACCATGGATAGTTAAAAGGTTTAAAATATGTTCGTTCGTCTGTTAGTGCCATGTCACCCCTCACATGCGAGACAATCTTCATCGTTAACCAATGCTGTCATGTCTATTTCTTTAATTATTTGTCGTTCTATTCTATTTGTAACTTTATCAGCTTTTCCAACTTTTTCAGATCG